GATGAAGACGAGGACCAAGGTCTTCAGTTCATCGGAAAAGACTCAGCCCCCGCAGATGCCGGGGCATCTCGCCGCGACGACCGTCGCGCGCACGATACTCGTGTGGACGAGGTATCGGAGGAACGTGCCACCCACCAGAGCCGAAAGGTTCAATGGCAACGCCCTTCCAGTCTGGATGCACCGCCGGCCCGGCCGGGGTACAAGCAGCGCTGGATTCGTGTGTCATTCCGAGGTGCGGATGACCCCAGAAACAGGAACCGGCGACTGCGCGAGGGATGGAACCCTCGACCACTCGAATCGATCAGTGCCGATTGGCAAGGGATCGGGGCGAACGCCGGCTCGGTAACCGGGGCCTTTGTGGTTGATGACCTCATGCTGTGCGAGATGCCAGAGAGCATCTACAACGAACGGAAGGCGCACTACCAAGCGCAGACCGCGTTGCAGATGACTGCCGTTGAAGCGGATCTGGAGCAAGCGCAAGTGGGTGGTCATCGCATCCTTCGTAACCATACGACTGCTGTGACCCACCCTGCCCGAGTGATCGGCAGAAAGGTGGACGCGGCGGTCGACTGACAGAGGTAACTCTCGATGGCCAATGCTGATACCAAGTTCGGTTTCCGAACGAACGCTCACCAATCCGGTGGGTGTCCCGCACGTATGAACGTGTACAACATTCCGTCTGCCCAAGCCACCTCGATCTTCACGGGTGACCTTGTGCGATCGGTTATCGACGGAGTCGGTGCCGGTGTTGCCCAGGGCCTCTCGCCGATCGAGCGCGGCGTGGGCGTGGCGGACACCGTGCTCAACCTGTTGGGGCCATTCGCTGGCTGCCAGTATGTGGACAGCGCGGGCAACATGGTGTTCGCACCATTCTGGCCGGGCGGCACGGTGCTGGGCACCGGCACGCTCTGCACCGCATGGGTCTACGACGACCCGGCGCTGGAGATGATCGCGCAGATGACCACGTTTGCGCTGGCAAGCTCGAACGCCAACTTCGACTTCACCCCAGGCACCGGCAGCACCGTCACGGGGCGGTCGGGCTCGGACATCAACGCGGGCGACACTACCGATCCGAAGATTCGGGTCTACGGTCTGGCCCCGATTGGTGACAACGGAGTGACGCCGTCTGAACTGGGAGCGTTCGCCAAAGTGCGCTGCCGCATCATCAACCACGAGCGTGGGTCCGTCCTCACGACTGCGTTCTAAGGAGGGCCGCAAACATGCCTGTTATGAATCGAGCGGCGTTCCGCAAGGAACTGCAAGAGGGCCTGAACACGGTGTTCGGTCTCGAATACACGCGCTACGAACAAGAGTGGCGCGCGATCTTCGAGGTGGCGAACTCCAACAAGGCGTACGAGGAAGACGTGCTGCTGGCCGGATTGGCAGGTGCGCCCGTGAAGCCGGAAGGCTCCCCGGTCACCTACGATACGGGCGGCGAGTCGTACACCTCGCGGTACGTGCACGAGACCATCGCGTTGGCGTTCGCGCTGACCGAAGAAGCGGAAGAGGACAACCTCTACGGCGACGTTGGTGCCAAGTACGCTCGGGCCCTGGCCCGGTCGATGCAGCACACCAAGGAAGTCAAGGGGGCCGCGATTCTCAACAACGGCTTCAATGCCTCATTCCCAGGCGGTGATGCTGTCTCGCTGTTCTCGGCCTCGCACCCCTTGTGGGGCGGCGGCGTGCAGTCCAACACCTTCGCCACGCCGGCCGACTTGTCGGAGACGAGCCTGGAAGAAGCGTGTATCCAGATCAGCAAATTCGTTGACGAACGCGGTATCCCAATCGCGATTCGCCCGATGAAGCTGATCATTCCGCCGGACACGGTGTTCATCGCAGAGCGGATTCTGCAAACGCCGTCGCGTCCCGGTACGAACGACAACGACATCAACGCCATGCGCTCGAAGGGCATGGTGCCGGGTGGCGCGTTCGACAACCACCGCCTGACGGACCCGGATGCGTGGTTCCTGATCACCGACTGCATGGACGGACTGAAGCACATGGTGCGGAAGAACATCCAGCGAGGCGTTGAAGGGGACTTCGAGACCGGCAACATGCGGTACAAGTCACGCGAGCGATACTCGTTCGGCTGGTCGGACTACCGAGCAGCGTTCGGTACGGCTGGAGCGTAAAGAAAACCGGGGGGCTGGCAACAGCCCCCTTTCCTTCTCAACCCTGACGACCCGCAAGGGACAGATCCTCAACGAGGTGACGACAGATGGGCAGACGAACCACGAACTCTGGCTACCAACGCTGGAGAAACAACTCCGAAAACCCGGCGCAACCGAGCAATGGTGGGCCCTCGCCCGCTGTTGGCATAATGTGTGTGCGCACCGCAGATATCAGCGCGACGCAATCGAGCGCGACGCGGGTCAACCAGTTCGGCTCAAACCAGCCGCTGGTGCTGCCGAAAGGCGCGATGGTCCGAAACGTGATCACGGAAAGCGCTATCGGTACGGGCGGCGTTTCGCCGACCTACGACCTGGGCTTGGAAGGTTTGGCGATTGACTCGATCGTGAATGAGGGCGACGTGGACACGGCGAGCAACGCGCTGATTGCCACGGGCACCAGCATAGGCGTGGCGCTGTCGACCGATCGATTCGTGACGGGCGGCGCGGGGGCCTCGGCGGCCACGGGCGGCACGTTCCGGGTAGCGATCTTCTTCACGATGCTCGACGACGGCACCCTGGCTAACTAAGGGGCAACCCACTGAGGTGACCCCATGAGTCAACGTGTAATCGTCAAAGAAACGGTTGCGGGTGTAGGTATTACCTACATCCCGATCAACCGCTATGCGCAGGGCCTCACGGTCCAATGCACCCCCAACGGCGCGGCGACCTTCACGGTCGACTATACGTTGGACAACGTGATCCGAGGCGCGGCCAATCCGTACGACACGAGCGAGGGCCTGGTGGCCCCCGCGTCGGCGGTCTGGTCGAACCTGATCGCCTCGGGTGCGGTTGCGGTGGCGTTCAACGGAACGCTCAGCGCGTACTGCTTGCGGATCAACCAAACTGTTGGCGCGGGGAATGTGTCCGTACGCATCTCCCAGACCAGTGAGACCCTATAAAGCGGCGATGAGGTAAGGACATGGCCACCAGCGGAACATACCTATGGTCGCCTGACCTTGCCGAGATGATCGATGAAGCCTTCGAGCGTTGCAAGATTGACCCTTCAACGCTCGATGTTTCGCACATCCTCAGCGCGCGGCGATCCATCAACTTCATGCTCGCCGACTGGGCGACCGACGACCGGCACGACTTCAGGGTCGACCGACTGTCGGCGTTCGCGTTAGTCCTCGGAACGCAGCAGTACACCGTAGATCCGCAGGCCGATGGGCGAGTGATCGACATTTTGTCGATGTCGCTACGGCGCGCGGGCTCGGACACTGCCATGTGGCCGATGAGTCGCCAAGAGTGGCTGGACATCCCCAACAAGACGACGCAGGGGCGGCCGTCACGGTACTTCGCCGACAAGCGGCAGGGCAGCGTGATCATCCAGTTGTGGCCCATCCCAGAGAACTCGACCGATACGTTGATCATGGACGTGATGCGGAAGTTCACCGACGCTGGTTCGGCAACCAACGAGCCCGATATTCCGTACTACATGCGCGAGGCGTTCGCTGCGGGCCTCGCCGCCAAGCTGGGCGAGAAGTACGCGCCCGAGAATTTCCTGCCGAGGCTGATTGGTCGAGCGATCGAGACGCTCAAGAAGGCTGACGGTTCGCAGCGAGTGCTGGGTGATGTACGCATCGTCCCTGGCTCGAACTATCGCGGCCGGCGCGGTGGTCGCGTCCGGTGAACAGCAACCGCAGGCGTCGGTATGCCTACGGTGTCCGGGCGAAGGCTGAGTGCCAGCGCTCCGGTCAGAAGATGGCATACGGTGATCTGGTCGAGGATGGGCACATCCCCGGCTTGCTCGTGCATCCCGATTGGTACGAGCCGCGTCACCCGCAAGAGACGCCCGTCGATGCGTCAGACTCCGAAGCGCTGTGGCATCCCGCGCCCGAGCTGTCCGAGGATGGCGGCACCGCAATCGCGCTGTTGACCGCGACGTGGTCGCCCGCGCCGGTCGACGAGACCGTCGACAGTGGTTTGCTCACCGCGACCACTTATACGCTGACGGCGGCCGGCGGGTACGCAGGTTACTCGTATCAATTCAACCTGCTCGGCGGCAGCGGGCAGGTCGCGATCGAAGCGCAGAGCGCGAATACGCTCAAGCTGCGCGTGGGTATCAGCGCCGGCACTTATCCGGTGATCGTCGTCGGCACGGTCACTGACACGCTGGGCCAGCAAACGAGCGCGGCGTTCTCGGTATCGCTGGTGCTTAATGTGCCGCTGCCGCTGACGCTCGATGCGTACATCGCAGCGCTGCTGCCCACGCACTGGTGGAAGCTGCAAAACACTGGCGCGCCGACGACGCTGACCGATGCAGGGTCTGGCCCGGCGATCACGCCCGTCGACACCGGCACGCACATGACGCAGCGCGGCGGGCCGGACAACTTCAGCCGCAGCATCTTTTTCGACCAGTTCCTCAACGGCTTCGAGGCCGCCGCAAACCCCGGCACCGCGTCGAGCGGATCGGTGTGCTTCCTGTTCCGCAATAATCCGCAAATCCTGATAAGCACGACGATTGGTCCCGCGCTGTTGTTCGAGGATGTAACCGGCAACAGACAGATCACAATCGGCTTTGCTGGGTATGACGGGGCCTCGACGGGTCGGCTCAGTGTTGGCTTCTACGGCGTGCCGACGAACTGGCGGCAGGTGTACGACACGACCGGGCTGTTCCCCGGCGACAATAACTGGCACGTCTGCGCATTCACCTTTGACGGGGTCGGCACACCGAAGATCTACCTCGATAGCGTGCAGCGAACCACCACATCGAACACGCTCGGCGGGTCGGCCCCACCGATCAACACCTGGCTGGGTGACGGCTTTGTGCGGAACCGTGTGAACGTCGGCGGTGGTGTGGCGTTCAATGACGAGATCGCAGGCTTTCTCGCGCACGTGTTCATGATCGACAACGTGATCATGAGCACGGCACAGATGGCCGACATGGTGGCGTTGGTCAACAACGGAACCTACACCGCCGCCATCACGGCGCTGACACCGTACCGCAACTTCCTGCTCGATGAGGCTTCCGGCCCATCGACGGACACGGGCTCCGCCGGGGTGAGCGCGACTGATGTGTCATTCCCGTCGCGCAATAACACAGGCGCGGAGTTGAACGGCGGCACTGGCGACAAGGCGATCACCTTCAATGGTGTAACCACCGCGCTGGCGCTCAACGGCACACCCGGCACGGCAACCACCGGCTCGATCGCTCTGGTTGCGAAGATCTCTTCCGCCAACCCAGCAGCGGCGAAGTGGTTCCTGGACTTCGTGCAAACGGTCGCGCAGGAGCCCACCAACCCGGGCCGGCTGTCGTTGCGCATGACATCTGCCGGGGTGCTCGAACTGTTCATCTCGAAGACTGGCGTCAGCGGATCGCGGACGCGCACATTCACGGGCACAAACGTCAAGGACAACATTGTGCACAGCTTCATCGTCACGCAGCGTGGCGACGGCACGGGTCCGCACGTGTTTATTGATGGCGTGGAGTTGACGACATTCTCTGACGCGACTGCCGGCACGGTGCCGGGCCTCAATTCGTGGTGGGACACGCTGGGCTCAGGGCTGAACAATGGGCTGGCGTATGAGGCGCGGGCGCTGACGCCGTTTACCAACATGAAGGCGTATCAGGTCACGACGTTCGACACGACCATCCTGAGCGACGCCCAGGTGCTGGCGCTGCACTCGCGCATCTGCGCAACGACCTACTGACGAGGGCATTATGGCGCTCAACACGTACAACTTCTTGCTCGCCGGCATCCAGAACTTCCTGGAGGACAACGATGCCGAGCTGACCGCCTCGGTGCCGGATGTCATCAACCTGGCAGAGATCCGCCTGGTCAGGGATCTCGACTTGTCGATCTTCCGCCGCATCAACGCGGCGCTGACGCTGACGATCGGCAACCCGGTGGGCATCAAGCCCACGATCTCTGGGCCGGACCTCCTGGTTGCAACCAAGGGGATCTGGTTGACCGGCGGCACGATCGTCGGCAACAAGTTCCTCGAAGAGCGCAGCTACGAGTTCCTGATTGACTACAACTCAGGCGCGGCCAACGGAATCCCGAAATACTTCGCCGAGATCGATGAGGGCAACTGGTACTTCGCGGTGCCGCCACTCGCGGCATACGTGGTGCACCTGCGTTACCTGTCGAGGCCGAACCCCCTGACGGTTGCCAACCAAACGAACTGGCTGTCGACGTACGCATCCGACCTGCTGTTCAAGGCGAGCCTTGCCGAGGCGGAGAAGTTCCTCAAGGCCGATGAGCGATCGGTGATGTGGTCGAACGACTACAACGATCAACTTCCCCAAGCCCGCCGAGAGCTGGTCAGCAAGTTCAGCAATCAGGTGGATCGCGTGGGCGCAACGGCTGTTCCGCAAGCCCCAAGGAGTCAGGTTAAATGACGACGTACACGACGCGCCTTCGTACAGCTGTTCAGCTGACTGGCGAGAACAACAACACCTGGGGGGATGTCGCCAACGCGGGCGTGTTCCAGCTGCTCGAAGATGCCATTGCGGGAATGTCGACGATCTCCCTGACCGCCGGCAACGTCACGCTGACGGCCAACAACGGAGCGACCGACCAGGCCAGGAGCGCGATCCTCAACCTTACAGGAGCACCCGGCGCGGCTCGATCGGTGACGGTGCCATCCGTATCGAAGCTCTATCTGGTCAACAACGCCACCACAGGCGGCCAGGCGATCACGATCAAGACGGCTGCGGGCGCGGGTGTAGTGGTCGGCACGGGAGCCTCGTGGGTCTGGTCGGATGGGGTCGACGTGTATGCGACGACCTCGACAGCCACGAACTCGACATCGCTGGGCGGAATCCTGGCTGCGCAGTACGCGCGACTCGATGTGCAGCAGGGCTTCAGCAAGGCGCAGAGCGTAACCCGAGTGGTGCTTGCTGAATCCGGCGGATCAGTGGCGGTGAACGCCTCGAACTCGAACGCCTTCAGACTGACGATGCAGGGCAACTGGACGATCGCCAATCCCACGGGCGGGCTGGACGGACAGTCGATCAGGATACTGATCGTGCAGGACGGCACGGGCTCGCGCGTTGCGACCTGGGGCACGAAGTACCGCTTTCCCGGCGGCGTAGATCTGGTGCTCTCGACTGCGGCGAACTCGGTCGATTACGTGTCGTTCGAGTACGACTCAACGCTCGACATCTGGGTCGGTGGCGGCGTGAAGGGTCTCGCGTAATGCCGTGGGGCTCCAACATCATTGCGATGCTTGGGTCGGCGCAGCTGTCGGTAACCTTTACGACGGACCAGACTGACCTCGATCTGTATGCGTACTTCGGCTCGCCGGCAGGGGCTGGCGTTGCCATCGTCACGTTCAGCGCTTGCGACGCGCAATCGCTCAACATTGGGGCGTGGCCCATCGGCAGCATCGTTAACCTCGTCATGGTGGGCGGTGCCAGAATCCTTGGTCGAGGCGGCGCGGGCGGTGGCGGTGGCAACTCGGTGCCTTGGGGGCACAACGAGAATCGCGGCGAGCCTGGTGTCGCTGGCTCGGTGGGCCAGGACGCGCTGATCTCGACAGCAGCGATCACCGTCAACATCAATCTTGACGACGGCTACTGCTGGGGTGGCGGCGGCGGTGGTGGTGGTGGCGGCGGTTCGGACGGCTCAGACGGTGCGGGCAACTACAGCGCAGGTGGTGGTGGCGGCGGCGGTAAGGGATGGGGCGGAGGCACTGGTGGCGCTGGCGGCACAGCGACAAGGCGCGCCGGCAACCCAGGCACTGCTGGCGACGAGTTCAACGCTGGCGTGGGCGGCTATGGCGGGCATCACATTCAAAGCGGCCACAGCGCGTCTGATGGCGACGGCGGCAATGGCGCTGACTGGGGCGCTGCCGGGTCGGCAGGGACGACGGGCTGGCTCGGCGCTTATGCGGGCGGTGCGGCTGGGGCGGCCGGCAAGGCGATCAATGCGCCAGCGACTACGTTCGTCTTCAACGGAGCGTTGACTGAAGGGCAGTTGATTATCGCACTGCGAATCCTTGGCGCGAGCATTCACATATGAGGGTCATCGTCGACCTGCCTATCGAGCCTGGCGTCTTCACTGAGCAGACGCCTCGCGGGGCGCACTCGAAGTGGAAAACCGCCGACAAGGTGCGCTTCCGCTATGGACTGCCCGAGAAGATCGGTGGCTGGACGCGGCTGGCCAACACGTTCATTGGCTTGGCGAGAAAGATCTGGGACTGGACCTCGCTCGACTCGCGCAACTGGGTGGGCTTCGGCACTGAGGCTAAGCTCTATCTGGTGCAGGACGAAGTGCAGACCGACATCACGCCGATGCGGTCATTTGGCAACCTGACCGACCCGTTCACAACGACCAACACGCTGACAACGGTCACGGTAGCGCACGCGAATCATGGCGCGCAGGCGAACGACTATGTCCGCTATGCGGGCGCGACAGCGGTGGGCGGCCTGACGATCGACGGGCAGTACAAGATCCAGACCGTGATTGACGGCAACAGCTACACGATCACTGCGGCAACCCCGGCCAGCTCATCGGCGACGGGGGGCGGCACCGTAGCTTATGAGTACGACATTTCCGCTGGCGGCAGCAGCGCGGCATTCGGCCAGGGCTGGGGTGTCAGCACGTGGGGTGGCAGCACGTGGAACACTCCGCGCACAGCGTCATCCCTGCTCGCCCCCCTACGCACATGGTCGATGGACAACTGGGGTGAAGACCTGATGTCAAATCCCAGGGGCGGCTCGATCTATTGGTGGGACCGAACCTCTGGCCCGAATGCTCGGGCTGCACTGCTGGTTGGAGCGCCACTTCAGGCGAACCTCATCATCATCTCGCAGCGTGATCTGCATATGTTCGCGCTGGGTTGCACCGACGCGATCCTCAGCATCTTTGACCCGATGTTGATTCGCTGGTGTTCGCGGGAGAACTTCAACGACTGGGTTCCCACGAACAGCAACACCTCGGGAGATCTGCGGGTGTCGAGCGGATCAAAGATCGTTGCTGCTTGCAGAACTCGTGGCGAGATCGTCTTGTGGACCGACAAGTCGGTTCATCAGATCACCTATGTCGGCGGCAGCTCGGTCTACGGTCTGACCCCGATGGGGGAGAACATCTCGATCCTGGGCCCCAACGCTTTCGTTGAGGTGGATTCGCGCGTGTTCTTCATGACTGAGTCCGACTTCTTCGTTTACGACGGCATTCCCCAGCCCATCCCCTGCATGGTTCGCGCGTACGTGTTCGACAACCTAAACACCTTCCAGAAGGACAAGGTGTTCGGCGCGCTCAACAAGACATTCAACGAGGTGTGGTTCTTCTATCCAGGGAAGGACGCCAGCATCTGGATCGAAACGGACTTCAGCGTTGGGTTGAACGGGTCTCAGTACACCGTTCAGTCGATGGCTGGCACGCAGCGTTATGCGGTGGCGCTCAATGGGGCTGGTTACGTGTATCTGTCTGCCTACCTCGCCAGCCAGGTCTACGATGCCACGTACACGCTGCGCAATGCCGCGCTGTTGGCAACGCCGCTCGAATCAGAGTACGAGGCGCAGTTCACCCTAAATGGCGCGACCGGAAAGTTCGGCGTGATCATCGACATGATTGATCTGGCCGGGACGGCGGACACGTTGGCCGATAACGTCTCCGGTCTGGTGGTGAACGTCGAGGTGTCCACGAACTCGATGTACTTCACGAAGCGATCCAGCGCTGGTGTTCTTTCGACATTGACCAATGCGGCGGCCAGCTATCCGCTGAACGCCCTCGCCACGCCGATCACGCTGACCACCTTGCGCACGTACGCGATCACCATGACGAGAACTAACGATACCATTAAGGGGTATCTGTACGACGCCAATACCGGGACTACTCAGCTGGTGGCAACGATCACGCTTTCGGCGGCAGAGATAGCCGCGTACCTGGGAACCGGCAACGCGGGCGTGATCATGCGTCTGACCAACCAGGCGTCGACCCTGGATGATGCGCGGTTGCTGTCGTTCCGCGCCGCGCCGGCAGGGACGCTGATCGGCCTCGGCACCATCGGCGTCTCGAACGAGGTGAATCGTTACGTGGCCTATAACTATCAGGAGCAGCACTGGACGATCGGCAATTTGGTTCGGACCGCCTGGCATGACAAAAGCCCGGTGTATAGCAAGCCGTACGCAGCGGGCCCGGACAGCTATCTGTATCAGCACGAGACGGGCACCGATGACAACGGCGCTGCGCTGACCGCGTATGTCGAGACCTACGACATGGAGATCCCTGAAGCCGGCGAGAATCTGATGCACGTCGATCAGTTGATCCCGGACTTCCTCGATCTCGACGGAACGGTGAACATCAAGCTGAGGGGTAAGAAGTATCCACAAGGTCAGGTATATCAGGAGAAGGGTCCGTACCCGGTGACCCAAAGCACCGCGAAGATCTCGACGCGCATTCGTGGCCGCCAGATCTCGCTGCGGATAGAGTCCACCACCATTGGGGTCGCCTGGCGCATGGGTACGATGCGCGCCAGGATTCAGCCGCACGGAAAGCGAGCTTAAATGGCAGATACCAGGGAGAGGTTGCCGGACTGGCGCTCGCCGACATTCGATGCGGCGCGGATGCGCACGCTCACACAGATCCTCGATCGGCGCTTCGGCGGCATCGATGAGGCGATCGACCTGCTCAACGAAAGCGCGGCCTCGATCGGCGGGCCATTCGCGCCACTGGTGCACGGTCACGAGTGGACCGACATCGTCAACGCGCCGGACTTTCTGACGCTGGTTGATGTTCAGACGGTGGTTGATCTCAACGATCTGGCCAACGTGAATGATGCTGGAATCGCTCCGGGTCAGACGATCGTTTGGAATGGCCTCGCGTACGTCCCTGGCGCGATCGGTGCGGGCGTCTCGTATCTGCGCGACCTGCTCGACGTGTCCACTGCGGGCGTTCTCAATCAGGACCTGCTTCAGTTCAACGCGATGCTCGGGCAGTGGGAGCCGTTCCCGCTGGGGTCGCTCGTTGCTGCCGCAAGTGGTTCAGGTCCCCAGGGCCCTCCGGGAATGGACGGCCAAGATGGGGTCGACGGCGAGCCCGGACCGCCCGGTATTGCGGGCCCACCGGGCACGGGTGGCAGCGGCGATTCATGGCTGGCGTGGGCGGGTCTGTAGATGGCATTCGTTGGTAAAACACTCGCAGATGGACAGCTCGCCAACGCGCTCGCAGTGCTTTACACCGTACCGGGCGCGACCCGAGCGGTGATCAAGTCGATCGACATCTGCTCGCTGACCGCCATTGCGCAGACCGTGCAGCTGTACATCCGACGTTCAGGCGGGTCGGTCCGCCGGATCTGCAACGTCAACGGCCTCCAGCTCGATGAGGCGATTCACGTGCTCGAAGATGGCCAGTCGTACTCGCTGGCTGCCGGCGACACGATTGAGGGCTTCACAACCACGGCTGCCTCCCTGGACTTCATGATCACGGGAGCCGAAGAAACGCCATGAAAATCTACAACGCGGACGGCACCGAGAAGATCAACACCGGCACCACTGGCGCGCAGGGGCCGCAGGGGTATCCGGGCGCGCAGGGCCCGCCGGGGATCGACGGCGTGGATGGGCTGGACGGCGATCCCGGTCCTCCGGGCGTGCCGGGTATTGGCGAAATCGCCCCGGGCGGCGCGAGCGTCTCGGCATCCTGGAACTTCGATACATCAACCGCTGCCGCCGACCCCGGCAACAAGAAGTTCAGGCTCGACAACGCCACGCTGGCCAGTGTCACGAACATCTACATCAACGACACGGCGAACCAGAATTTCGATGCGAGCACGATCATCGCTTTCATGCTCACCGGGTATCGGATTTACATCCAACAGAAGGATGACGCGACCCGAGCTGCGCTGTTCGCGCTATCTGGAGCGCCCGTCGACAACGCCGGCTGGTGGACCATCCCGGTCACGACAGTGGCGAATGGCGGCGTGCTTTATGGCAATAACAAGGAATGCGCGGTCGTCTTCATCCTGTCGACGGCGACCGGCACTGGCGGTGGCGGCAACGGCGTCGTTGGGGCTCCAGGAATGGACGGCGCTGATGGCGAGGAGGGTCAGCCTGGCCCGCCCGGTCAGCCTGGCCCGCAAGGTATTCAAGGGTCCCCTGGAACGGGCGCTGTAGGTCCCGCAGGCCCGCCAGGAACGGACGGCCAGGATGGCGCTGACGGCGAGCCTGGGCCACCGGGCGTGGGTGTTGCTGGCCCTGCCGGAACAAATGGCACATTCGGCCTCGATGGCGCTCCAGGGAGCGATGGTCAGGATGGCGCTGATGGCGAGCCCGGCCCACCGGGCGCTCCCGGCGCGCAGGGCATTCAAGGAGTTCAGGGCGCTCAAGGCCCCCAGGGCTCTCAGGGTGCGCCTGGCATCGATGGCGCTGACGGTGCTGACGGCGAACCCGGCCCGCCTGGCGTGGGTGTTGCTGGGCCGGCTGGCAACAACGGCGTGTTTGGTCGAGACGGGATGCCCGGCCAAGACGGTCAAGACGGCGACTATGGCGAGCCTGGGCCGCCAGGGCAACCCGGGCAGCCGGGCGCGCAGGGAACCCAGGGAATCCAGGGTCCGATTGGTCCGCAGGGCAATCCGGGAATGGACGGTCAGGACGGTCAGGACGGCCTCGATGGAGTGCCGGGCTCGGCTGGCCCGCAGGGCGCTACGGGTCCGGCCGGCACTGGGGCGATAGGTCCCGCTGGACCGCCCGGCCGAGACGGTGAAGATGGCGCGGACGGCGAACCGGGGCCACCGGGAATGGGTGTTCCGGGCGCACAGGGAGCCCCCGGCACAGGCGGCCCAGGGCCCGCAGGTCCGCCAGGAATGGATGGAGAAACAGGCGCGGACGGAGAACCGGGGCCACCGGGGCCGGCGGGGCGAGACGGAACTGCGGGTGGCGGCACCGGGGTAACCCTGGGCATCGCGCTCGCGATCAATGCAGGACTAATCAGGAGCTGAGGCTATGCCCGCGAATACGAACCCGATCTTTACTCTCGTTCCTGTGGTGGGCTGGGGCACGACCGCGCTCGCTACTGCCAACACAGCGAAGGACGGCACCGGCACCGTGCTCACCATTGGCGCGGTTGCCGGCACGAACGGCACGTATTACTGGAAGCTGCGCGCCCGGCCTTCGGGCACTGCCGTCGCGACGGTGCTGCGGATCTTCATCAACAACGGCAGCACGAACGCGACGCCCGCGAACAACATCCTTTTCGACGAGTTCACGCTGGCGGCGACTACGCTGTCAGAAGTCGCGGCGCTTGCGATGTACGAGATCCCGCTGAACATCGCGTTGCCCTCGGGATACAAGTGGAACTGTACGATCGGCACCACGGTTGCGGCTGGCTACTTTATTTCAGTGGTGGGCGGAGACTACTGATCGATGCAGGACTCCGGGTACGCTTATTTCCCGGGTGGGAATAACACCTACACCTGGATTTGGACCGCTGGGCAGACGGGCGTATGGGAGCCGCCCAAAGGCTTCGCTGCGTTCTTCTTCCTGGTGGTTGGCGGCGGCGGCGGGGGTGGCGGTGGTTGCGGCCGGAACGCGGGGACGCAGGGTGGCGGTGGCGGTGGCGGTGGCCCAGCCGGATGTTCCCAGTGGATGTGCCCAGCCATGCTGCTGCCGCATCGCCTGATCATGTCGGCCGGTATCGGTGGGGCCGGCGGTGCGGGCGGAGTGGGGTCCGGCGTCAGCGGCTCTGCTGGCACCCCCGGAACGCTGACATCGATCCTCGCCATGAATTACGGCGACAACGTCATTTTGAGCGTGAATGGCGGCGGATCGGGCGGCGGCGGAACGGCTGGGGCGGGCGGGACCGGCGGAACCGTAGGATCGTTCAGCGCCGCTGGTGTATTGAAAAGCCTGTTCTTGAGCGGCACTTCGATTACCACGGGCAACGCGGGCGGGGGTGGCGGATCGACAGGCGCGGCGAACTCATCGGCTGCCAGCAACACGATTGTGAATGGTGGTGGCGGTGGTGCCGGAATCACTACCACAAACATCTCTACTGACGGCCAAACGTCTGGCGCTGGCCTCAGCCCGCATTTTCCGCAGACCGCTGGCAGCCAGGGCTCGGTCGGCGGGCCTGGCGGCACATCCGTTGAGTGGTGGTCGCCATTCCTGTATGGGACTGGCGGCGGCGGCGGCGGCTCGAACAGCGCGGGGACTGGCGGGCCAGGAGGGCGGGGTGCTTTCGGCAGCGGCGGCGGTGGTGCCGGCAGCGGCACGTCGACCGGGGGCCGGGGCGGCGATGGTGGTCGCGGGATCATTCTGATCATGGGGATGCGGTGAACTTCTTCAACGACAGGATTGGCCGACGCGGCCTGATGAGCGCCTTCGTGCACAAG